ATACTAAAAGTTACTGTGAACTTTAATTATGACCGATATATATTAAACGGTTAAAAAACCCATATAAATAATTTTAATGAGTTGATAATTTATCATGCCTTTACCAAAAGTAAATACACCGACTTATGAGTTGGTATTACCTTCATCAGGAAAGAAAATAAAATATAGACCTTTTCTTGTGCGAGAAGAGAAAATCCTCATAATGGCTCTGGAAACAGAGGATACAAAACAAATAACTCAAGCTGTTATTGATATATTGAGTTCATGTATCATAACAAAAGGTGTTGCTCTTGAAAAACTAGCAACATTTGATATTGAATATTTGTTTTTAAATGTTCGTTCTAAATCGGTTGGTGAGCAAGTTGAATTGAATGTAACATGTCCTGATGATGGAAAAACATCTGTTCCAGTTACTATTGATATTGATTCAATTAAAATTAAAAAAGATAAAAATCATAAAAATACTATCAAATTAGATGATTCTTTATCATTGAAATTAAAATATCCTTCAATGGAACAATTCATAAGTAGTAATTTTGAAACTGCTGAAGAAACTGGTAATGAAGTTAAAAGTACCCTTGATATGATTACATCTTGTATTGAGATGATTTATAATGAAGAAGAGAGTTGGGATGCATCTGAGTCAACTAAAAAGGAACTTGAAGATTTTATTGATCAATTAAATACTAAACAATTTAAATTGATTGAAGATTTTTTTGCTACTATGCCTAAGTTAACACATACTATTAAAGTAAAAAATCCACAAACTAATGTTGAATCCACTGTAAGGTTAGAAGGGTTAGCATCTTTTTTCAATTAGGTATGGCTCATACAAATCTAGAGTCATACTATAAAATAAATTTTGCTTTGATTCAGCATCATAAATATTCATTAACTGAGATAGAAAATATGATACCTTGGGAAAAGGATATCTATGTTTCTTTGCTTCAACAACATATTGAAGAAGAAAACTTAAAGGCGCAACAAAGACAAAATGGATAAATCACCTGTCTATGAGAATTTTATGAATAAGATGGCTGCCATGCAAGGTCAAGGTAAGCCAAAGATGAGTGCGACTACCATGAAGATTGGTTCTGGAATAGGTTTGGAGAAAAGGGTTGGTAATAATGAGAAAAAGATTAGTTTATTAAAAAATATATTTAAAGCTCAGAGAACAGAGATAGGTGAAAAGATAACTCCAAAGGTTAATACATTAGAAGAATCTTTAATTAATACAACTCAAATATTAGGTGTAATTTCACAAAAATTGCAACTTGATATGGATCAAAGAATTAAAGATCAGAAAGCAGCATTTGAAAATCAAAGAAAATTAAACTTAATTGATAAGAGAGATAAAAAAGAAGAAGAGATAGAGGCAAAGAGAAAATCAAAAGTTACATCAAAACTAGGAAAAGCAGCTATTAAACCATTTGTTGGTATTTTTGACCAATTAAAACAACTTGCACTAGTTTTAGGAACTGGAGTAATTGGAACAAATTTAATAAGACTTTTGAAAGATGAAGATTTTCAGGCAAAATTAGAGAAAATATACAACTGGACTACAAAAAATTGGAAAGCATTAGCGATAGCAGGTGGAGTTATAGTTGGACTAGATTTGGGTCTGAAACTATTTGGTGCTTTTAAAGCATTAAAATTTGCATTTGGTATATTAACATCACCTTTTTTATTAAAAGCACTAGGAATTGCAGCGGTTACATATGGTGTGTTTAAGTTATTAGATGTAGATAGAAATCAAAAAGCTAATCAAAAAGCTGAAGAAAAAAAAATAAAAGCTTATAATTTATTAGGTGGAGTAGATCCGACTGTTGATAGAAATGAAGATCAGAAACGTGTTATGTGGGAACCAAGTAGTGCATTTTTGAAACCAGTTGAAGGTAAAAATAGAATAACGAGATTTTTCAATAGATTAGGTCCTAGAGAAACTGATTTTGATGCAGCTGCAGAGTTTCATGCACGTATGTCCTTACCTATGATGCAGTTATATAAGGATTTTCAAAAAGAAAATCCTATCGAAGGTTTAAGATTCTTTATTCCAAATTTAAGTAGTTTTTTGAATGATAAAGCATTATTAGAGAAAGAGTATAAAAAGTTAGTTAAGGAAAAGAAAATATCAAGGGTAAATAATATTGATGCAGGAACACTTGATTTAAGTAAAAATAATAAAATAAAAGAATTTAAACAGAATAATTTACCAGCAACAGAGATTAATACTATTGCCTCTATGAATGTCATCAATCCATATATGGAGCAAGTTCCAGAACTATTTGGATTCTCTGATTTAGTATATACATAATATGGAAGCAGCAGAGAAGTTAAAAATAACAGTAGAAAATCTTAATAGTATGTTGACAACATCTTTTAGGAAAATTTCTGATACAAGAAAACGCACAAAAAAATTAAAAGCAGTATCTATTTTACGAAAAAGAAGAAAGAAAAAAGAGAGTAAATTAGAAATTCCCTCAGAATTTAAAAAATCCACAAAACGTATAAACAATATATTACCTAAAGGATTAGGATCGAATATGTTGACGAGTATTGTTGAATTAATCTCTTTGCTTTTAGTGGGTGTTGCTGTGACTAATATAGAAGAATTAAAAGAAAAAATTGATAAACTAAGAGGTGGATTCGATAAAAATGCAAAATTCTTGAAGGGCATCGTAGATTCTGTTTATCAAGGAACTAGAGGATTTATATCTTTATTTGAGTCAGAGGATCGAGATCAACAATTGAAAGACGCTGAGGAACAAGCAGAAAAACTAAAAAATACAGAAAAAGATCAACTTGAAATTCAAAAATTGCTTGAAAAATTAAGGAAGGAATATGAAATTGTTGAAAAAAGATTTAAAAATGCAGATTCAGGTACTGGTGTAAATCTTGATGATTTTAAATTAAATCAAACTGGTGTATTGTCTACTGGTGAAACATTTGAGATTGATAAGAAAAATAATAAAATAAAATTAATTTCACCAGAGGGAGAGGAAAAAACAGTTAATCTCAAAGAGTTTATTAAAGAAAATAAAAATGAACTACCCAATATAGCTAAATTTGATAATCAATTAATTAGTGACGCTGCAGGAGATTTTAAGATTGATTCAAGTAAATTAATAGCAAATTTAGACCTCTCAGCAACTTTTGATGAACAAGAAATAGAGACAATTAATAATATATACTATGAGGTAAGAACATAATGTCATACGCAGGACCATCTAATTTTGCTTATTTTAAAGTTATAAAGAAATCAAAGCAGGAAACTGCCGCCGAACGTCTTTTACTTGAAAAGGAGAAAGAAATTGGTATAGAAGGAAAAATTATTGGAGTTAATTATTATGAGAGTGTATATTCACCAATGTTGACCGCAAGTTTTTTACAATTTGACACAGGTGGAACAGTTGCTAATGAAAAAGGTCAAGCTGGAACTCTCAAAGATAAATTACCAATTGAAGGTTTTGAGGAAGTATTATTCTCTATTCACACAGGTTCAGGTAGATTAGTTTTTAACGATAAAGATTCTACCAGTAATTTGCGAAGTTCTTTTATTATTACAGGAAGTCCTAATAATATTGATTCTGGAAATAAACAAAGTGCATTTTTTCCAATGATATCATCAAATGCATTTAAGAGTTCAAATAATCCAGTCAAGAATACATATCCAGAGGCACCAATAAGTGAAATTGTTAAAAAAATACTAAAAGATAGAAATGGTTTAAAATTACCAAATAATAGGTTATTCATCGAACCAACAAAAAACAAAATAAAATTAACAGGTGACAATCAACCACCATTAGATACGATTCTTAAATTATGTAAAAAATCACAACCCTTAAAAGGTGATCCTGGATATTTCTTCTTTGAAACTCAAAGTGGATTTCACTTTAAATCAATACATGGAATGATTGAAAAAGGTATTGAAGAGTATGGTAAAGGTGATACAAATTATAAATCATCAAGAACTTACAGATATGGTAGTTTGTTGAACGCAAATTTAGATAATGATGAAAATAACTACAAAATTCTTAAACCACCAGTTGTAAGAAGAGATCAAGATCAAATTAATGCTATAAGAAATGGTCAATATAGTGTTCGTGTTTGTACAATTGACCCAACATCAGGTAATTATAAAGAGAAAATAATTAAGATTGATAATAATCCAAGTGGAACTTTAGGTAAAGTTAATACTAAAAATTCTCAAAATGAACAAAATGATGGAAGCAGTGATAGTAAAAATAAGTTCTGTAAAACATTTTCATATGTTTTAAATTATGATGAACAAAAACAATCTGTTGTTGATAATCCATCAGAGTATGAACCAAGAGCGATGATGAAGTACGGTATGCTTCACTCACGACTTGTTGATATTCAAATACCCTGCAATGTTAATTTAGAAGCAGGAGAAGTGATAAGATTACTTTTTGAAGATATTACTCAAGATAATAAGGTCGAACACGCTTACAATGATTATAATAGTGGATTTTATTTAATTCTACATTTATGTCATCATTTTGATTCTAGTAATTCATTTACATCACTTACACTAGCTCGTGATGGATACGGTTTGTATAACAGTACAAAATGACAAAAGATAACACAAATTTTATTGATCCAAGTAAAAAAACACTGTATGGTAAACATGGTGTAGAATTTTGGATTGGAAAAATAGTTGCATATGCTGATCAGAAAGAGCAGATAGAAAAGGGTTTTGGTTGGAGATATAGAGTCCGTATTCTTGGAGATAACTCAGATACTGATCAAATTGAAGATCAATATTTATCCTATGCGACTGTTCTTCTACCAACAACTGCTGGAACTGGTGCTGCTTATAAACTAAGATCTGTTAGATTAAGTCAAGGAGATATGGTATTTGGTGTTCGAGGTGGAGGAACAGCAGCACCAAAGTTTATTATTGGTGCTTTTCCGAGAACAAGAGTTGGTATAACAACATCTAGTGGAAAGTTTGCAACTCTATCAGGTTTTTATGGATCATTAAATAAGAATGATACATTAGATGGTGAACATAATGAACAGATAGGACCTACGACACCAGGTACAACTACACTTGATCCTAAGTTATATAATAAATCAAACGGTGATAATCCATCAAAAAACATAGAACAATTAGGATATGATGTGAATCAGGATGGTGAAATTGATGATGTTGAGGCAAAGTTAACTCCCCCAAGAGTAGCTGGTGATAAGAATTGGGATGAAGGTGAACCAATTAACTCTGCACAAGTTAAACATATTTTATCAAATC